CCAGACAAATCAAATTTATTAAAAAATATCGTATGAGGTGAGGAGGTGAGAGGTGTGGATGATGAACAAATAGGTAAAGCTAAAAAAGCAAGATATCAGAAAAGAGCTAAGCTAAGGAAAGAAATTAAAGATGATCTAATACTTCAATTGGAAAACAAATCTATAATAGAAATTACATTTACAGATTTAATATCCGATTACCTTTCTCTGTGGGATATCAAGAATGAACTAATACATGACATTGAAACGAATGGAGTCTCTGTAAAATATCAAAACGGCGCTAATCAGTGGGGATATAAAAAGAATGACTGTATTCCAGAACTAAATAAAGTGAATGGGCAAATGCTAAAGATACTAAATGAACTAAGCATTAAAGCAGGTGGAGCAAAGGTTGATGACAATGAAGAATTTGACCTATAAGTATCATGAATATATAGATAGTTATATAAATGATATAAAAAGTGGAAAGATTAAAGTTAGTAAAAGATTAATAAAAGCAATAGATCTAATTGAGAGAAAATTAAACAATACAGATATATTCATTGATGTAGATAAAATAGATGAAGCTAAAAGAATTATAGAAGAAAATTTTGAGATAGAGCTGCTAAATTGGCAGCTCTTTATTGTTGCCCTAATTCATTGTTATAAGAAGAGTTCAGATATGGTTTTATTTGATGAGTTCTTAATAGTCATGGGTAGGGGAAATGGTAAAAATGGTTTTATATCTCCTCTAATATGGTATTTAACAACTCATATACATGGCATTAAAAGTTACAACATAGATATAATAGCAAACAATGAGGACCAGGCTAAAACTTCATTTAATGATGTATTTGAGATGTTAGAAAGTAACTGGAAGAAGATGAAAAAAGGTTTTAAAAAGACTAAGGAAATAATAATGTCTTTAAAAACTAAAAGCTATATTAAATACAATACTTCAAATGCTCGTACCAAAGATGGTAAGAGATCTGCTTGTTTGGTATTTGACGAGATTCACGAATATGAAAGTTATGATTCTATAAATGTATTTAAAAGTGGATTTGGTAAAAGAAAACATTCAAGAGTATTTTACATCACAACTAATGGATATGTTAGAGGTGGAGTTCTAGACAATGAACTTACAAAGTCTGATGATATATTAGACAATGTAAATGGGATTGCTGATGATCTAGATTATTTACCTTTGATATGGGAGTTAGATGATGAAGAAGAAGCTAAGGATCCTTCTATGTGGGAAAAGGCTAATCCTAGTATTAATTACTTTCCAGAACTTGCAAAAGAGATAAAGAAACACTTCATAGAATCACAATATCAACCCTCTTCAGCAATAGAGTTCATGACTAAAAGAATGAATATACCAAAAGAAGATACTTATACAGTAGTTACTCCATGGGAGAAGATACTTGCTACTAATCAAGTCATACCTTGGGATAAATTAAAAGGTCTACAGTGTGTAGGTGGGCTTGACTATGCAGAAGTAACAGACTTTGCAAGTGTTGGACTATTATTTAAACTAGAAGGTAAGAGGTATTTCATAGAACATACTTTTGTGAATCACAAAGCTTTGAAGATTGAAAGCAGACAAATAAAGTTTCCAGTTGAACAAATGGTAGAAAAAGGATTAATAACAATAATATATGAAGAAACTATAAAACCTAAACATATCGCAGACTGGTTTATAGAAAAAGCGAAAGACTATCATATATTAGATATAGTAGCTGATGATTACAGAGCAACATATGTAAGACAAGAATTTCAAGAAAGAGGACTTCCAATATCAGCAACAAGAAGAGGACCTATAACTCATGCAAAGTTAGCTCCTACAATAGAATCTAGTTTTGCAGAAGAGACAATAGTATTTGGAGATAATCCAACTATGAGATGGTATACCTGGAATGTATACACTGAGAAGGATAAAAAAGGAAATACAACTTATTTAAAGATAGAACCTAAGACGAGAAAAACGGATGGGTTCTTTTCTTATATCCATGCACTAACTAAAGATGGAGAATTAAAAGAATATACCGGAACATTCATGAAATTAGATGTTAGAACATACTAGGGAGGTGAATATATGAGATTTTCAGATTGGTTTAGTGGTTTATTCGATAAGTCAGGAAGACTTAATTTAAATTGTGTTGTTGGAGAGATAACGGCTAGTGTATTTTATAAAGAATTAGCATTACAATCTAGTATTAATCTAATATCTAACTCATTGGCTAGGAGTACATTTAGGACATACAAAGAAGGTAAAGAAGAAAAGAAAACGAATCACTATATATTGAATGTAGAAGCGAATCAAAATCTTTCCTCTAGTAACTTTTGGAGAGAGGTAATAACCAAGTTAATATACGAAGGCGAATGTCTAGTTTTAATGCAGAAAGAGAAATTATATGTAGCTGATAGTTTTGATAAAACTGAATACGCTTTCATTGAAAACACTTATAAAAATATTGAAATAGGTAATCTTAAACTAAATGAGACAAAAAAAGAATCAGAAGTATTGTACTTCAAGTGGTATAACGACGAACTACGAACAATAATAAATAACTTAAATGCAGAATATGGAAAGTTAATACAAGTTAGTAGTAAGAGTTTCAAAACAAGTAAAGGTAAAAAAGGAACGTTAGAAATACCGGCGAGCTATCCTCAAACAGAGGAGGCACAAAAAGACTTACAAGATTTATTAGACAATAGATTTAAGAAATACTTTGAAGCCGAAGGAGATGCCTTGATACCTCTTACAGATGGATTGAAGTATAACGAGAGAGGTGGAAACGAAAAGTCATCTAAAAATACAGAAGGCGGAAGAGAAATAAGAGATTTTATAAACGATATCTTTGATTTTATTGCTATAGGCATCAGAATACCTCCTAAATTATTAAAAGGAGACGTTGCAGATACAAGCAATGCTACAAATGATTTCTTGGCTTTTTGTTTAAATCCTTTAGTTAAATTTATTACAGATGAATTGAATAGAAAGATGTATGGAGAAAAAGAGTATTCTAAAAATACTTATGTTAAATGCGATACAAGTAATATAAAAGTAGTTGACTTGAAGGACATATCAAATGCTTTAGATATATTAACTAGGATAGGAGCCTATTCCATTGATGATAGTTTAAAAGCCTTAGGAATGGAGCCACTTAATACTGAAATATCAGGATCAAGATGGATGACTAAAAACTATGAAAGAGTTGAATCAGCATACAACCGAAAAGAAGGAGAGGGCAGTAATGATAACTTCGAGAATTAAAATATAAAATAAAGGGGGGTGAAAGGATGAAAAATAAGAATAAGAGACTTTGGGAAATTAAACAATCAGCAACAAATTCAAAAGAATTAAATATGTATATCTATGGAGATGTAGAAGGGGACTATTATGATTGGTGGGAAGATAGAGATGTAATAAGTGAAACATCAGCGAATCATTTTAAAGAAGAATTAAGCAAATATCCAGATGTTGCAAATATTAATATTTACATCAATTCATATGGTGGGAGTGTTTTTGAAGGAACTGCAATATATAGTCAATTAAAAAGACATTCAGCTACTAAAACAGTATATGTAGATGGATTTGCTTGTAGTATAGCATCTGTAATCGCAATGGCTGGTGATAAAATTATAATGCCGGCTAATACGTTAATGATGATCCATAGTGCAATTGTAGGGGCCTTTGGAAATGCAGAACAATTAAGAAAAGCTGCTGATAACCTTGATGTAATTATGGAAGGTAATAAGCAAGCCTATTTAAATAAATCTAATGGCAAAATATCAGCAGAAGAATTAGATCAAATGCTAAAAACTGATACATGGCTAACTGCAAAGCAATGTGTAGAATATGGATTCGCAGATGAATTACTAGAAAAAGAAGTAGATTTAACAGATGCTCAAATGATATTGAAGAAAGCTAATCAAACAATAGAGCAACAACTAGAACATAATAAATCTTTAGTCGCTAGAATGAATGAATTTACACAATCGCACAAAGAAGATTTGGCAAAAGACAAGAAAGAAATAAAAGGGCCTGCAGAAGCAGAAAAAGATGAAGTAGTTACCAATAAGCCTTTAAATATGATAAAGGCATTATTTAATCCAAGGGAGGAAAAATAATAATGATAAAGAAAAGCACAATGCCAAAAATAAAATTACAATTGCATGGGGCAATGAACCCAGATCTAAATAAACAAAAGAAAGAGGAAATAATGCAAAGAATGAATGATGCATTAAAAGAAGGAAGCGAAGAGAATTTTGCACAAGTATTCACAGAATTTGCAGAGAATCTTCAACAATCCGTAATAGATGAAGCCAAGGCAGAATCTAGCAAAGCTTTAGCTGCAATGGATACAAATGTGTTAGTGTCTAGAGGGTTAAGACAACTTACATCTGAAGAAAATAACTATTATCAAAAAGTTATTAGCGCAATGAAATCTGCAAATCCTAAGCAAGCTTTAACTGAATTAAATGTAACACTGCCAAAGACAACTATAGAAGATGTATTCACTGACTTAGTGACGGAACATCCTTTATTAGATGCTATTGACTTCCAAAATGCTGGAGCAGTTACTGAGTGGTTACTAAACACTAACTCAAGACAATTAGCTACATGGTCTCCACTTTGCGCAGAAATAGTAAAAGAACTTACTTCAGGGTTTAAATTAATTAATCTACAACAAAATAAACTATCTGCATTTTTACCAGTATGTAAAGCAATGTTAGAATTAGGACCAGTATGGTTAGATAAATATGTAAGAGCAGTTCTTGGAGAAGCTTTATACTTTGGTTTAGAAGACGGAATATTAAATGGTAAAGGGCAAACAGCTAATTTAAATGAGCCAATAGGAATGAGAAAAGACTTAGCGGGTTCTGTAGATCCTTCCACTGGATATCCAGACAAAGCAAAAGTTGCATTTAATTCCTTTGATCCAGTATCTTATGGGGTAATCTTAGGAGACTTAGCAACTACTGAAAATGGTAACTCTAGAATTGTTCAAAATGTTATATTAGTTGTTAATCCTAAAGATTATTTAACTAAAGTTATGCCAGCTACAACAGTGAGGAGTACGGATGGAACTTACTCAAGAGATGTATTCCCATTCCCAACTACTGTAATACAATCTACGCAAATAGCTATAGGCGAAGCAATCATTGGGCTTGGTAAAAGATATATGATGGCTGCAGGTACAGGCAAGTCTGGTAAAATAGAATACGATGACTCTTACAGATTCTTAGAAGATGAGAGAGTGTATGTAACTAAATTCTACGGACATGGCCAACCAAAAGACAATAACGCATTTGCATTGTTAAATATTGCTGGATTGGAGCCGTCTGTATTACAAGTTGAGGTAACTAATATAGCAGATACTCCAGTAGTTTAGGGGGCATAAATATGAAGGTAAAAGTATTGAAAAGATTTAGAGACAAAGATACTAATCTCCTCCATGGTAAAGGCAATGAAATAGAAATTACTAAAAAGAGGTATGAGGAAATAAACTCTACCTCTTTTGGTGTTATTTTAGAGGAGCTTGAGAGTGATGGAGCAATAGATTATATAGCACTTAAAAAGATGAATAAAGAAAGTATTGTCAAATATGCTAAGGAAGTAAAAAGAGTGGAATTGACAATGGATATGACAAGAGCTGAGATGATTGAAAAGTTGGGTGATTAAATATGGTCATGACAAAAGATGAAATATTATTAGCAGATGTCAAAGAAGAAATTAAGGTTACTTGGACTGATGAAGATGAGTATCTGAATAAAATGATATCAAGAGCTAAAGCAAGTCTAGAAAGAGAAACAGGAACTACGCTAGATTTCGACTTAGAAGATAAACCAAAAATACTTTTATTGAATTATTGTAGATATGATTATAATAATGCTTTAGAATATTTTAAGGAAAACTTTAGAGAAGAATTGTTAGAACTGAAACTAAGTGAAGCTATAAAGGTTTCTAAGGAAGTGGTTCCAAGTGAATAATAAAAGAATGAAAATGAAAGATGTAAGTACAGTTTATGATGCGTATATAACATTTCAATCTAAAGTAGAATTTACTGGACCAGTTAAACCTCTTGATGACTATGATGATTATGTGTCTATTTGGGCTGAAAGTAGATTCCTAAGAGGTAAAAACTTTTACACTGCAAGAGCTGCAAATGTAAAAACTGATGTAGAATGGAAAATAAGATATAGAGAAGATCTAGACGAAACAATGAGAATTAAATACAATAATAAAACTTATGAAATAGAAGGAATATTACCTCTTGGAAACGATAGAATGTTTTTAATTATTAAAGCTTATGAAATCAAACATGATATGTAGGTGATAAAATGGGATTTAATGTTGATTATAGAGAAAATGATGGAGATACTCTAGAAGCTTATTTATCTAGTATAGTTCAAGATAGCGAGTTAACTGAAAAAGAGATGTTAAAAGAAGTAGGAGAGAAAGTAAAAGGGTATGTAGTTCAAAATTTAAACAAGCATAGAAGAGTATTAGCAATAAGATATAAAGGTAGACCTGCAATGGCTGATGATGTAAAAGTATCAAATAGAGCGAGTAAGTGGGGCGGTAGGAATGTAAAAGTAATGGGTGGTAAAATGACAGGTACACTTTGGCATCTAGTCAACGATGGAAACTTACACTCAACCCCTACTCACTTTATGGACGGAGCGATTGCAAGATTAGATGGAGATATAGATAAAATTTGGGATAAAATAATGGGGTGATTATTTGATACAGAAAATATATGACTTGTTAACTCCTTTAAATATTCCAATTTTGTATGTATTAAGACCAGAAATTGACAACACTAATAAAACTGGTATAAGTTATCATTTTTTTAGTGAAGGTTATCAACTTCATGGTGATGGAGAAGGATTAGAAGATGGGGGTAGTCTACAAGTTGATGTATTCTCACTTATAGACTATACAAGTATAGTAAACCAAGTAAAAGAGCTATTAAAAGTCGGTAAGTTGAAACTAGCAGATTGTAGAGACAGTGATGATAGTTTCAGCAATGTTCAGTATTATCATAAAATATTAATATTCAATTATTTAGAAGAGGAGGTAAAATAGATGACAGCAAAAAAAATAAATATTAAGAATTTGCATTTAGCAGAAATAACAGAATCTCCAGAGGGTGTAATTACCTATGGAACTCCTGAGCA